GCTAGTCCTCCGTGCCATCAAGCTCGCCCGCGCCGAATTGCGGCTGAATGCCCGAGCTAATGGCCAGCGAAGCGCTAAGCGCGCCCTTGTAGAGAATCTTAGACGTGCTGGACGACGCCACCGTGATTGAGAAGTGCGTGGCCGTCTCCGAACCACCCGTACATTGCGGGAACTGGATCAGCGCCGCGTTCGTCACAGCGTTGCCTGTCACCGTCCAGCCAGCACCAGAGCGCGCCACAGCCACACGTGCGTATGACGTGTACGCACACTCATTCGTGGTCGCGTTGCCAGCCTCGCCTGGATCAGCAGTGTGCAAGCACACATACAGCGAGCCAGCCGAAGAAGACCCGCGCAAGCCCGTGGCGTCGCCGATGTCCGCCGCGTTCGTGTTGTTGAAGATCAGCAGAAGCAGATCGTTCTCGAAAGTGTTACCCTTGCTCATTCGATCCCCTCAGGGCGCCCATCGGCGCCGCGAACCACACGTTTCGGCCGGCTCATCGCCTGCGCCAATGCCTCTAAACCTTTGCCGATCGCCTCACCGCTGCGGTCATTCTGCGGTTGCGATTGTGGCGTACTAGCCCGCTGCTCAGACCGCGCCTGCTGACCATCCGCCAAACGCGCGCGCTCAATCTCGCCGCTCTGCCGTAGCTCTGCGTTGCGCAAGTCCATCTCGCGCATCTTAAGCTCCAGCTCCTTCATCTTCACCGCAAGCTCAGCGCGCTTAATGTCCGTCTCAACAGACTGCTGCTGTGCGTCGAGAACCATTTTCTCGCGTTCCAGCGCCATCTTCTCACGCTCAAGCTGCGCACGGCCCTGATCGGCGCCGCCCTGCATCTCGAACTGAAGCCTAGCGTCCTCACGGCGCGCGTCAGCCGCTTTGGCCTCGGCCTCGGACTGAATCTTAAGCTGCTCAGCCTGCGCCTGTTGCTGCGCTTGCTGGCCCGCCTGCTGCATCATCTCATCAATAAACGTGTTCATGCGCTTCTTGACGCTGGGCTTTAGGCCCGGATGCAGCTCAAGCATGACCTTCATCATCGGCGGCGGTGCGCCCTTGGACAGCACGTCCATGACCGCCGCAAACGTCTCGCCCTCAAGCGTCGGCACGTCCGGCGCATCTTCGATGATGATGTCCACATCGGCCGCGGCGATCTGGTTGTGCATCTGCATCTGGCCCGTCATCGGGTCCATCTGCGGCTGGTTAATGCCCACGTAAGTCGGCGCTTCCGGATCTTCCGTGACCCTGATCCACATCGGCGCCTGCCAATACTGCTTCAGCGCAAACCATGTGAACTTATACACGCGCCAATCCATGCGGCGCAGAACGTCCAGGCCATCGCCCAGTTCGATCATGCCGCCCTGCTGCTGCGCCTGGATCGCGCGGCCGGACTGATCCTCCGTCCCTTTGCCGAGCAACGCCGCGTTCGGGCCGCTGCTCATGATGTGAGCCATGGCCTGCGTCAGCAGCATGGCTTGGCCCTGCGCCATATCCGTGTTGCGCTCAACGTCAAAGCGCGCGCCGCGATTCACAGTGATCCAGCCGTCAGGCCGGTTCGCTTCTCTGCGCGCCCTTTCCACGTCGCCGTCAGGAACGGCGCCGTTCTCAGTGATAACAAGGTTCGTGTTGACCGCGTGCAGCGCCTTGGAGCGGCGCTTGTTCACTTCGTCCTGCGGGTCGATCAGGTCACGGACTTCGCCGTATCGCGCATTCTCGCGGTCGATGTAGCAGCTCTCAGCAATGATGCCGCAGAGCGTGTCGCCCTCATCGTCCACATACGGGCTAGGCCCCGCTGCGAGGATGCCTCCCTTGCAGAACTCGGCCCAGCACCACTTGCCCTGCATCAAGTACCAGACCTGGACCACTCGCACGCGCTTGCGCTTCGGATCGGCCCACATCTGCCAGCGCGGGCGATCCTCGTACGTGTCGCCCAGCCCTAAGCCGCCATCGGTCGCGGCCGTCAGTGCTGCATCAAGCGCGGCCCCACCGTCGGGATAGTCCGTGATAACCTCTTCCTCGTCCATCCATTTGACTTGGCCGAGGTAGCGCGCGTCAGTGAAGTCACCCCGTGCGCTGTGCGGGTCGTAGAAGAAGCGATCCCACGGGATCTGCTTCCACTTGATGTCCGAATTGCCGTCCGGCCGTGGCTCAAGCGACGCTTCAAGCGCGCCGATGCCCTCGACCTTGATGTTCTCCCACACTCTGCTGCGCTCGGTGTGATAGTCCGTCCGGTCCATCGCGTAGCGCAGCGAATTGGTGGCAACCTCTGCCGCCTGCTCATCCTCAGGACCACGGCCAAACGCCTTCGGGTCGCGGCGCTGCTTCTTTTCGATGCCCAGATGGTAGTTCACACGGGCGCGGATGACGTTCAGCGCGATAACCGGCTGACCGCGCTTGCGCAGCTCGGCCGCTTCTTCCTCGGTCCACTGCTTGCCGTCGTAATAGTCACGGTCACGCTCGGCCTTCTCGCGGCTTGTCTGCGTGCTTTGCTCGGCTTCCTCGAACCAGCGCACAAGCTGGCTTAGGATGCGGTCGTGCTCAAGCTTGTCGGGCGACTGATCGTTGTCAGGCGAGACTTCCGCCTGCTCAGCTACGCCGTACGCCATCCAGCCACTCATTCACGCGCGCAAGCACGTCTTCTGTTCCCCACTCAGGCTTGATCCTAAAGGCTGTACGCAGCGTTCCGTAGCTTAGGCCTATGCCTAGCTTGTCGCCCGCGTCGAACTCTTGGAAGCGCACGCGTGTCAGGCCAGCGCCAATCGCGCGCCGCGCCACTTCATCGCGATCTAGAGTCACGCCGTACGCCAATTCACTTCCCCGCTTCCTCCGTCATCCCACATATCGCGCGGGCGTGACGCCTTTGCGCTTGGCTCTAGATAGTCGATCGCCATCAGCCCGAAGGCGTCAGCGTCGTGGCTGGACCAATCGTGATCCGGCCCCATGTCGCGCCGGCGCTCATCGTCGCTGATCTTCGGGTGATACCAGCCCAAGCTGATCCGCCCGTCGCCCGTTGTCTCGTCATTGAACCAGATGCGCGGGAATAGCCTGCGCACAGCCTCGATGCGCTGTTTGGCAGCGCCCGCCCCCTGGTTCGGGATCGACCGCGCGTTAAACCCAGCCTCGCGCCAGTGATCCTCGTACGTCTTGCCGCTCACGTTATTCGTGTTCAGGCCGTCATGCGGCAGCACAATCTCGGCCTTGCCGTAGCCGTTCTCACGCATCCACATGACGTGGTGCGCCAAGGGCTGGCCCCGCGCCGTGTAGTGGTTGAGCACGCGGATCTCGCGGCTCACCTTCTGCGTGATCCAAATGCTGTAAGCGTCCGCCTTGGCGCCAGCGCCGCCGATGTCGTGGTAGCTGCTGATCGGCAACAGCGGATCGGCTGCGAGGCGGCAGATGCGCTTCTCCTGCTTGGCCCGCAGAAGGTCCGTGGCGAAGTACGCGCCGGCCGCGACCGTGGCGTATCCGCCCTCCCAGATGTGATCGTACTGCTCAGGCCGGTCACGCAGATCGCGCTCACGCTCACGCTCAAGCACGCTGGGGAACCACGGATTATCCCGCCAGTTCATCTCAGCGACCTTGATGTCAGGGTCCGTGGCGTTCCTGAAGCGCATGTCCGTTGCGGACTTCTTAAGCTTCGGGTTCCACGTCACCCAGATCTCTGACCCGTCCTCGCGCACTGTCGGCACAAGCGTGACCCAAGCTTCCTCACTCACGTCCTCGGCTTCATCGATCCAGCAAAGGATGATCAGCGCCTTGGACTTGATGCTGCTTAGGTTGCGCGCCAGGCCGACGAACGAGTATTCGACCCGCCTGTCTCTGGTGCGGATGAACGTCTCGCCAATCTCGTACGCCTCTTGCAGCCAAGGCTCAGAGCGAATGGCCGCGGCGATTTCGCTGAAGGACGAGTCCGCCAAGCTGTTCATGAACTGACGGCCGCAGAGGATGATGCCAGATCGCCCCTCGGCCGCAGCCTTGGCGCCGATCACAGCGCTCATCTTAGCGAAG